ATGACTATCAACAGTTTTTGTATTTCTAACGATTGCCATAAAATTGGTTCCTTTCTCGCATTTGTTCAAACTTTTTGAACTAATAACTGACTTTTTTAGTCAAAAACATACGATTTGTATATTTTTTGTTCAAAAGTGTTTGAAGTAATTGGTGTTGTTTTCCCAGTTAGACCTGTAGGCATTAGGCAAGTGTTATCGCCTCACTTGGCTGTTATCTAGCAACGAGAGGTATGACGAATGCGCTACGTCACTTAGTCGTTGTTGACCACTTTTTCTTCTTCCACTACTACGCCATCATCATCGACATCAGGAATCGTGTTTGTGACATTGGTGGTAATTGGTTCTGCTGGTTCTTCTTGATTTTCGATGTAATCATATTGACCACCATCTCTAACCACTGCTTGGTCAGCTTGAACCATTGTTTGTAATTGCACGGACATGATGCCCCATTTGGAGATAAGTTGTTTGAGAACGGTTTTGAGTGCCATTTCATCGAACATTTCTTTCCATTTGCCTGTACCATACATGCGGTATTCTGGAGAGTATCTCTTACCGTGTTTTTCACATTGTTCTTTAGTCCAGTAAATGGTTTTCTTAAACCCTGTGACTAATTCGAAGTAGGCATAATAGCCAACGATAGGTTTTTCATCGAATTGATGGTCGAACTTGATGATTTCATCACCGAACTCGTCTTGTCCGACTACTTCGCCTTCGTGAACTGGTTTAACACCAATCTTCTTGTATGCTCCAGTACGGATTGCGAGTTGTACCCAAGCACGCCAGCCAGCTTGGAATGTGGCTTCATAGATTTGGTATTGTTCTTTGGTAACTGGATCCTTTTTTGTATTCTTGTAAGGAATGATGTAAGAGAATCCAAGTGTAGGTGCTAATGGTAAATCTAATGATTGAGCCATAAGAGCAGCACTTAACACTGTTTTTGGGTCGCAGTCTTGTAACCCACTATTGTTTGCAACGAGTGTGCTTACATCTGCAACGAATCGCATTGCGACTTTAGAATCGCCTAATGTGTCGTTAATGAGTTTTTTGTAGAGGTCACTTTTAATCGCAACACTAAACTTTTGTGCTGGTTTTCGAAGGACTAATTCTTGTTTTTGTGCCATTATTCTTTCTCCTTAATTTCGGTCACTTTACAGCCGTTATCGACTGCTAATTTTTTGAGTTGCTCAATTATATTGGCATCTCGATATTCAATAACTAGAGTGGTCTTTTTAAGGTCAGTGTCTACTGGCATTTCTTCGGCAACTGTTTCAGTCGCTTGTGATGCTTCAAACTCTTCTTTTAATTGCTTTAACTTGTTGTCAGCATCAGTCAATAAACCTTCGAGTTCTTTGAATTGCCAGGAGAAGACTTTAACTAAAGCATTTCTAGCTTTGGAGATGGTCTCTTTCTTTTTGCGGATGGTTGTCCTACATTTCTTTAAGATTTTGAGGTCATCTTCAGTCACGATTTTTTCAATCATGTTTTCTTCTATGAATCCCTCACAGGCGGCTTTCACTTCTTCAAAACTTGTTAAGCAATACTCACCAGTTTCAGGATTAAGAATTGGGGTAATTGAGAATTCAGGTGCTTTGTATTCTTCCATTGTGTTCTCCTTTTAGAACGAGATTTTCATTTCAGGAATAATGCCCTTTTCGACATTGTGTTCCCAGAATCGTGTAACCAACTTTTCGAGGTTACTCACGTGCTTGCTTACATCGGCACGTTCAATGTGGTAGTAGCGTGTTTCACTTCTTAAGAGCTTCTTTCCATCTGGATCGTAGTAATCGTAGAAGTTAAGTTTTGCAGTTACTTCGACAAAGTCATAATCTGGTAACACTACCAAGTACCAGATAACTTGTTCGTAGTATTTTTGAGGTATGTGGTCTTTCCACTCCAACTCATCTTCTTTGTTTCTAATGTCGTGAGTCTTGATTTCGTGGACACCTTTTCTACCTGTTTCGACTTCGATTAAGGTGCTATCGAGTGTCGCGGTCATGTAAGGTTTATCAATTCGCCTATACATTTCAATGCCTTTAGGTGTGTGGACTTTGTATTTCTTAAAGTCAATGGCAAACAATTTTCTAATAATTGGTTCGCACAAGATGCCGTAAGTCATTGATTCATTGGTGGATTCAACCTCGCTCTTGCTTGGGCACATAATGTCTGCATAGAGCTCGAGTATGTTCTTATATGGGCTATTGCCTGTGATAGCACTAGCACTCGTACCACCAAGACCGCGGTGATTTAACCATTCACCTTTGTCTTTCTTTGAATAAGTTTCTTTAGTGTAGAGTTTTTTAGTAGCCATTTAGCCCTCGCTTTCTTTTCTTTCGAGTTGTCGAATTGCTTCCAATTCTTTCTCTCTGGTCGTTCCAAGACATTGCATCACTGAGTCAACAGTTACACATTGAGACATATAACGAATGGATCCACCGTATTCTCTCGCTGCTTGATTTTTAATAGCGATCGCCTTTGTAGTTCCACAGTCGACATAATCGGCAATGTCGTGATATGTCCAATTAGGTTTTAGTAAAAGTTCTTTTCTTTTTTCTACCGTCATAGTGCACATAAGGTGTGAAGTTTTTCAATCAACGAGGAATAAAAAAACATCTACTAACTTCCATATCACTTAAACTTAAAATGACAGAAGTCTTGTAGATTTCCTCGTGAGAAAACATCGTCTTATTATTGAGCTTATTTGATAAACTTTGTTTAGAAATGCCTAATCTAGCAGCAAAATTCGCTTGTGTTTTACACACTTGAGTGATTTTGTCTTTCAAAAAGCCATAATTGAAAGCGATTGTTTTTTCTTTCGCCATACCTATCTCCTTTCCTGTGAAAGTTTTCACACATTCATATTAGTGGATTGGAAGCAAGTAGTCAATAGCAAATTGAAAAAAATATAACAATTTTGTTGAAAAAAATCAAAATGTTGTTTACTATATTCACGAAAGGAGCAGTTCATGGAAATAATTGCATCGTTTAATGAAAGGTTGAAAGAGGCAGTTAGCGAATCCAGGTTATCTCAATCAGAAATAAGTAGATTATCAAAGGTTCCGCGTACATCTCTTAATAAATACCTAGCAGGCGTGTCTAAAGCAGGTAATGTATACCTATACTCGCTCGCTCAAGTGTTAAATGTAGATGTTCTATGGCTTATGGGTTATGACGTGCCTAAAAGAGAAGATGACGAGCACAGACAACTCCGTAAAGACATAAACGACAAATTAGCTCATCTATCAACTGAAAACCTTTCAAAAGTTAAGAGGTTTATCGAGGAGTTTCTCGACTAAACTTCTTAACAAAAAAGAGGAGATGGCACCTGCAATGCTGTCTCCTCAGCGGCATGTTTTAGTATCTTGGAACGATTAACTATTACAACACCTTTTTATATTCTATCAAAGATGAAAGGAGATAACAATATGAGAAAAGGTATCTATAAGGACAACAAGCGTGGCACTTGGTACATTCAAACCAAAGTCAAAGTCAATGATGAGTTCAAGACTGTGACCATACGTGGGTACATAAGCAAGAGCGATGCGAATGCGGACTACGAGCGTGCTTTGCAAGAGTGGGTAAAGGCACACACAAAGCATTGCAAGGTTGTGTTCTTCAGGGACTTAATTGATGAGGTCAGGAAAGATAGAGCCACTACTGTCAAACTCCAAACAGCCAGGGTTGATGAATCAGTTTACTCAAAGTATCTACTCCCACAGTTCGGAAGACAGTTGATCGAAAATGTTTTTAAGAAAGAAGTCATCAGCAATTGGTATAACGCCTTTATATCAGATGAAAGCATTTCCGTTAAACGGAAGAATAAAGTTATTACACGCTTTAAGGATGTGCTCTCCTATGCTTATAAGCACTTATATGTTGATGCACCTACATATCAGATATGTGATGTCGTGCTTAAGCACTTACGCGTAAACATTGTGCAAAGGCACGAGAAAGACATATGGACACGTGAGGAATATGAGCAATTCCTTGATGTGATTCCTACAGACAAGATTTGGTACCCACTATTCGTATTGTTCGGTGAGCTTGGCTGCCGCATTGGTGAGCTACAAGGATTAACCTGGGAACATTTCGATTACGATAAGAAGGTCATCTTCATTTGTCAGCAAGTTATTGAAGGCACT